TTCTTTACCATTTTGTATGGTTGTATCTGGACCTTTATCATGATTTACGGTTTCTGATCCATAATGAGAACCTTTTTCATATAAATCAGCACCTATAATATTTCCAGTTATAATAGGAGTAAAATTAATTTCTCCAGTAACAGTTGAAGCAAAAGAAACATTAGCTTCAACTTTTATATCTGGATACTTGAAAACATGATATCCAGACCCAGAATCAGATAAATTAACATATTTTCCTCTCTTATAATCACTAGCACCATCCGCTAATCTAAATGAATGATCATCTAGTTTAATAATTAAATAGGTTTTTGTAGTATCTAATTCAGGTATTTCTTGAACTGTTCCATTACCTTCCATTGTGGCATAGTTAACAGTATCACCTTCACCGAACCCATGATTCTCAAAATGAATAGAATCATAAGCAGTAGAAATACCAACAGGTTTAACAATAAGTTTCTTATATGAATAACCAGTTCCTGGAGTAATAACCTTAACAGATTTTATTGTATTTTTTGATTCTGTTCTGAATTTATGAATTCCATTACTAGTAGTTGAGAATCCAATAGTATTAATACCATTTGGACCAGTTAAAGCATCAATTTCACTATTGAATAGTCTTACATTCTTAGGATTAAGGACTTTTACAAAATATGCAGCACCATCTACCAAATAATCAGTAACTAATGTAGCATTAGACTTAAATCCACCTATTCCTAACGGATCATTACCATTACTATCATAAAAAATTCTTTCACCATTGAATAGTTTATGGGGATCCTCAAATGCAATGACTTCTTCTACTGGATCAACACCACCATTGAATATTACATCTTGACTATTAAATTTAACTTCCCTAAATCTAGGTCCAACTTCAGGTTCTAAAAGGCATCCTTTACCATTACCACCAGTTAATGAAACTGAACGACATGTATCAATATCAAAATTTTGCGTTTCAATAATAACTTCTTTAACAGTTCCATTAATTACTGGTTCTGCTAATGCTGTAGTAGCACCACCAACAACAGGATTTTCAATTACTAATCTTGGTGGATTACATACATCATATCCTTCACCACCGTTAAAAATATCAACATTTGATATTTCACCATATTCAACAGTATCTTCACCTAATGATGATCTAATTTCAACACCATCAATCAATACACCTACATTATCAGTAGCATCTTCACCTAATTCGGTTATATAAAGATCTTGTGATAATGGAAACTTCCTTAATATAGGATTATAAGTTAAATCTCTATTATAATGATCCTGAAGAGTGAATACATGATTAACACCACCAAGAGCAAAAGTATCTGGTTTATTTAAAATAATAGTAGATATACCAATAGAACCAACAGAATCGTGTAATTTTATACCAGTTTTATCTGGTGTTACATCAACATAAAATACTCTTGTTGTATTATCATTGTTTAAAGTAGATACTCCAACAAGAGTTGTTGCTGCTACTCCTACTGAATCTACTGCTTGATATATTACAGCATCTCCAGTATTAAATTTGGTAGGTGAACTAAAATTAATTTGAAGATAATCAACTGCTATAGATGGATCTAATGGATCTACTTGTTGTGGTAGACTCAATGTATCGTTATTACCAGTTTCAAATGAAGATTTAAAAAGTTCTACTGCTATATCATAACTTGGTAACGAGTTTGATGCTACGTATCCTTCAGTATTATCATCAACATATACATTTAAAGAATCAGCAATATAAGTATTTTCATTATTACCTAAAGAAACTACATTAGAATATCCAGTTGTCTTTGCTTTTTTTATAGCTCTACGAATATCATATTTTTTGTTTGGATCAATAGTAAGATTTAAGTTATCCAATCCAGTTAAGGAATTATCACTCTCATCAATATCTGATATTGTTGCTGTTCCAAGAATCTGTAGTCCATATCTTTCAAATATTTCAATAACATCACCTATAGCAAGACTAGATTTATCAATTTTACTTGATAAAACTGGGTTTCCTACCCATGATTCTACTTGATAACGGCTACTTGTGTTATATTTCCATGAATTAGCAAATATTTGCTTATATGTTCTATCTTGATCATCTGTATTCTGAGTATCATAAGAAGGAATACTTTCTCCAACATTCCTACTATAAATCTTTTCTTGTTCTTCAACTAAATTAATATTTCCATCAGGAACAAACTCTGATAAAACACCAGTAATTCTTAAATCAACTCTTCTGGTTATATCACCATTTTCATACCCAAATACAGTTTCATTTGCTCGTATATCATCAGTATCATTAATGGGAGTATCTACACCACTACACCCTAAGAATTGATTTACAGTCTTAGATGTATATGTAATAACATTTGTTCCACTAATTAATATTCCACTACTAGGGAAACCTATCGTTGAATCTACTGTTATTACTGAAGAATCCTTTACTGTTGTACCTAAAACTTTTGTTTTACCTGGAATAGTAAATGTTCCTTCAATTAGATCTCTATCACTAAATCCAACAAACAAAGAAACTTTATAGTAAGTTTTTCTTATATTTGCTCCAATACCAAGATTTCTTTCAAATATTTCCACTTCCGATACAGAAGCAGATGTTCTTAGATCTGTTGATTTTGTTATAGTTTGTCCAATTAATAAAGATGGATCACCAGCAATTGCTTCAGCAATAACAACTTCTCTACGAATATACTCAGCACTAGAAGGTTTAATTAACCTCTCTTCTAGATCCAATACCTCAGAATCTACACCATATAATACTTTGAATAATATATGAACTGATTCAGCAATACCTTTTGATTGATAGAAAGATCTTGCATGTTTAATGAAATTACCAACATCAAGACCTTCTACAAAATCATTATCTTCTAAACCAGGTAAAAAGGTTTTTTTGAGTTTATGATAGAACTCTTGTAAGAAAAGTACGCTAAGATTAGTAACTGTAGAACCAGACGTATGTTCAGTAGAATTTGTTTCCTCAAATACTAAATCTTGCTTATTTGTATTATCTAAAGATTCTGATATATCAACACTAAAACCAGTAATACCACTAAAACCACGTATACAACCAGAGAAAGTAGTATCTGTTTTGCTTGTATAAGTGATTATTTCATCATTAATCTTTAATAAACCATATTCAGCAGGAAATCCTTTTGTAGATTCAACTGTAATTGTCTTATCAGAACTATCAATATCAGAAGTAAGAGATGTAGTTCCAATAACAACTTCAGGAACTAGATTATCTGCCTTAAGATAGCGATCAAAATTATCAATTAAATCGGTTGGACCACCTTGAAATTCTTGTGAAAGATAATATTGTTTAAAAAACTCAGTTGCGTTTGGAAAATCAGATACTAAAAATTGAGGAAGTTGATTCTCAATTATAGTATTGACTTGTACTCTCTTATCGAAATCTAGACTCATATTAATTTCTCTCTAGTTCTCCGTTTGAATAACTTGATGTGTAATAATCTCTAGAGAACACGATTCCTGATACATCTTCGCCAGAAGCAATTACATCCTTAACCATATTTATCTTACTATTAGAAACATCAAAACTAAGATATAAGTCCTTCAAACCAATTACATCATTTGAATCTGGGAATGCTTGTATCTCAACAACATCATTAGCAGCAACAGTTGATACTATATTAATTGTATTGATTAATATTTCACCTTTTTTATAATCAACTGTACCAACAGATTTAGCAATAATCTTAAATGTACTGTTCTCATCTTTAGAAACAATACTTAAAACACCTTTCATAGATCCATCTAAGTTACCTTTAGCATCCTTATTAGGAACATCAGTTAAATAAACAACCTTGTCATGCCCAATAATCTTAAATCCAGTACTCTTAATGTTATATCCTTCTGAGTTAATAAAGAATCTATTACCAAAACATAGTTCGTACTGAGCAAATTGATTTAGAAGTGCCTTTAAATCCCTTCTAATACGTACTTTAGTAATGTTTGATGTAATACCATTATGAACTCTATCGATCAACTGAACCGTTTTACTGTGCTTGAACCTACCACCAAACTTATTAATATCAACTGTATCAGAATAAGTGGTTAAAGCATTGGTAATTTTAGTCTTTAATGTATCTGGAGTAGCAACTTGTGATGTGTTATAATAAATTGTTGAATCAATCTCCACATATAGCACCTTAAGATCAACAATCTTTGAGTTAATACCAGCAATAGCGTAGTTCTTTAACTCATTTTTAATGTATTGCTTATCAAAATCAGATACATAAGTACCGTTTTTAGGTTTAATACTAATCCTAACAGTACCAAATTGAGGTGGATCCATTTCTTCACCACCAACTACTGCTACAGATTCTGTCGCAGGGTATATCTGTGATATAATTGCCTCATAATCCCTTGGTGTAACCGCCCTGTATTGTGCGGAATACATCCGAGGAGCCATATACTTGATAGAGTTGATGTTCTCTATGTTAGAACCGTTTACAGCACCTTGTACGGTGGTAATAGATACGTTCTTTTTTGGTATCTTAGTTGCTCCATTTTGATCAATAATGCTTCCTTGGAAGTCAAATGCCTGAGCACCGTTACCTTTAGCACCATCTGTTACAATATAACGTGCTATGATTTGATTATTGTTCTCTAATTTCTTACCAAAGAACCCATCACCAAATAAAATCTCAAATTTTTCGTCCTGAATCTCTTGAATTAAGAAAATTTCTGAATCTTTGCTTAAATTTAGGATGTTATCGATCTTTCTAAATTGTCTTCCTAACCCAGATGTATTGTTCTTACTTACAAAAACAGTGATTGTGGAGCTATCTATCTGAGGATTATCTAAAATAAAGCGTTGATCTTGATTTGTCATCACAAGAAACGTATTTTCAACCAAAGTTCCTTGATAAGTAGTAATAGGATTGGTTTGAGTACCAAAAGTAGCAACTCTACTTACACTACCATCCTCATTTGTAACATTTTCAACGATTGCACTGATTGATTCGGGTATAGAGAAGCGATATGTGCTCTCATTTGCTTGTCCAACCGCTACTAAACCAGGTTTTAGTGTAACAAAAGGTATTTGAGAAGCAGCATCATCAATTTCTACACTAAAAGTGATAGATGCCTTAGCAGCAGTATTAGATCTAGGTACATATCCTATGTTTCGTGCCAAAGAAACCACATTTTCACGCAATGTAGCAGAATCTAGGAACGATTCATTCGCAACTAAGTTCGCATTAAAGGCATTAATATAGGTATTGTACGCTAATGTATCAATTAAGATTGAAAAATTAGATCCTTCAAAGTCAAAATCCTTAAAATCAGAGTTCGCTGCCAGATAATTCCTTATCTGTGCCTTAATTTGATCAAAATCTAAGTTAGTAAACTGTGTGACTGGCATTATTTTATCTGGTTGGTTCTAATATGAACGAAAATGCTTGACGAGGGGCATCTAAACCCACAATATCAAAGAAAACTGTAACTTCAAAAGCGTTATCATCAGGTCTAGGATCAATATCAACTGCTACTTTATCAACTCTAGGCTCATGATTCTTAATCGTATTTAATATCTGATCCTCTATCGCTATCGCAATAGGCATCGTATAGTTCTCAAAGAGCAATGCACGTACTTCAGATCCAATCATTGGATTAAAGAAACGTTCAGAAGGTATTGTTTCTACTAAGTTTCGTACCGCACGAGTAATCGCACGTTCATTCAGTAATACAGGTAGATCCTTAGTAATTGGATGGGGTAAAAAGGAAAAACTAATGTCCTTAAATCCTTGTGACCTCCTTACATTCTCTATTGGCATTCAGAGTAGATATACTTTCCTCTGGTTATTTATGCCACGACAAAAAAAAAGCACCCTTTCGGGTGCTATCTGCCTTGTCCTCTGTATTTTTTACGAGCCGAGTTACGGCTGGTTGAGGCATATTTGGTATGTTTGCCCGTTCCTTGACGAGTCTTTTTCGGGGTTGCTTCCACATACGAGCCGCCTAAGAGACCGCCACCTTTCATTTTCGCCATTAGTCTTTAACAATAGTAGTGTGTACATCACAAGGGTTAGGAGTACCATTGTGATAAAATTCTTGAGCAAGATCTTCCATAACATTAAAGTACTCAGATTGACTTAGTTTCTCGTGAGTTAACTTATCTCCTATTGTAATGTTATAGCGTTCCATTAGATTACCCGTGTTTTTTCATGCCCTACACGTATGCGAGGATCGCACCAGATCTCGAAACCTGCCTCCTTTGCATCCAAGCAGAATGAGACATCTTCGCCACACATATCCTGAACCTCGCCACTTTCAAAGACTTGCATCTTAGGAGCGAACCAAGGATATGGCATACCTTCATGTTCAAATACACCTTTCTTGATAAGTAACCAACCAAAACCAGTATAATCAACTGTAAATGGCTTCTTACGTTTACCAATACTATCACCTGTTTCATGATTCATAACACCACCATTGGTTCTGAAATCATCTTCTTCTAACCAATGAGCAACAGAAGTAGTCTTACCATCCTCTGTCATATACCAACCAGCAGCAATCTCTTGTTCCATAAGAACTAACTGCCAGAACTTCTCTGTATTGAATACTATATCACTATCGATCCATAATTGCCAATCATATGGTAACTTACCATCCCAAGGCATTTGATCAGGTCCTCTTAAAACATTAGCACCAAGGCACTTGCAACGAGCAAAGTTAACCATAGAGGAATAATCTTGTGAGATCTGTATCGAAGCACCTGCTTGGACAAGATCAAAGCATAACTGTACAAAACTTTTTAAAAATGTATATGAGACGTTTCTACCTGGTAAACAGAATACAACTGTTTTACCTTTAACTATCTCCTTAGCCTTATCGTAATCCCATTCTGGTTCTTTCTTTACCACAGGGGATTTCGCTTTAACTGTAAATCCTTTAGTCATTAAACCTACGTAGTTTATACTACCATTATATGCGATTATCTATAATATGTCAATAAGAAGCATCGGTTATGATATCACTACTCCATTCAACTACTTCGTAGGTTAATTCTTCTTTAAAATATGATTGATATATTCTTCCCCATATAAGATCAAACTCATACTCATCAAGATCTTTAAAGAGACACTCTCCTCTTAGATAGATGTGATAAGTACTAGTCTTCATATTCTGTGATAATAAGTTCATCGCCATCTGTTTTAAAACCTAATTCCGTATCTTCATACCAACCCTGATCATTAACGATCCATTCAGGGATTCTTACAAAATATTCACCAGATACTGTATCAATCTCTATGGGGCGTTTTTCATCAGCGTTATTTTTTTGCATTCTGTGGATTATCATTTGCCATTATATATCACTTTTGAATTATTAGCAATCAACCCTGTGGGGATTTTTTAACAGGGAAAAAAAATTTGGATTGCTTATGATATTGTTCTCGCTTCCGTAACACTTTGTAGGTTAGGGGTTCCTTTCGTTTTTATATCGGGCGGCATCGGCAACGCCCCCACCACGGGGGCACTGCCAAAACACGAACCCACTGTGCCAGTTAGGTCGCTGACCCTTCCAGCACCATTGCCCTGCGGTCTGCCTTATACTGTCTTTTAGCACGAACTAATACTGCATCCAGGTCTTTGACCATACACTTGCCCAGACCTCCTGCCTTAGTAAATGTCATGCCGCCACCTGACGACGCTCTCAGAACATGCCCCTTAACATTAGTGTCGGTTGCTCTTACTGTTCCGATTGCTCTATTCATAGAGTGTTTTTGTTTGGTACTCACTTATTATAAGGGGATAAAGAACAAAATGGGGGAACCGTGGTCCAGTTCCCCAAGTGGCACAACTTATACGTTGTTGTTGAA